ACTGACTGTGGATATATAGATACAGTTCCACCCGTTACCGTCCACTTTATACCGTTAGAGAGATCTCTCTGAGCCTCTGAAATTAAAGAAACATAGTCTGCGTTATCATCCAAAGCCCATAGGCCAGTCGGATGCTCAGCAAAGGCTTTTTCGGCATATAGGTTTGATGGAGTAGACATTATGAGTCTATTTTACCACAGAAGACTACTTGTTTATTTTAATTTCACAGTAATCTGTGGTGCAGTACATCTCACCTTGAGCCTCAAGATTTTCTGCTCCATCATAGATAGCAGCAAAATCAATGTGCTTCAACTTGCCAATATATGACTCATACTCTTCTTCAGTAATCTGAGTATATGGCTGCTGAGGATAAACAGTATTTCCCATTGGAAGGAATGAAACTGCCTTTAGTTGTCCCTCATACATATGAAGTGCTGGAACAACATGCTTTGATTCTGTTTCTTTGTCAAATGATAATGTTACAGAAACACCATTGTCAGACCAGTACTTCTGAGCAGTTGCAGCAAGAGCAATTTTCTCAAACAACGTAACATCCTTTTCAGATCGTGGATGACCTGACTTGATTGGGAAGTAGACTACTGATGTGTTTGCTGATACTACGTCATCTTCAATTGTATACCCTGCTGCTTTGAAGAGGTGCATCATTGGATCTGTATTTCCAAATCGAACTGCACGAAGGAAGAAGTTTCCTCCAGGTCCCCAGTGAACTCCAGGAGTTGCACCAGAAAGAATTGAAACTGATCCTGATGGCTTAACTGTTGTTACACGAATTGATTCACGAACACATAGCCACTCTGAATACTGATGATCGTAGTGACGAATCTTGCTGTATCCTTCATCCATCCACTCACGAACAATTGGCAAACCCTTTTGATCTGCAAATGATGCAATACCAGTAAGGGATGTACCAATGCGACGATTGCGTTGCATGATACCGTTTGTTTGTGGCCAATGTGTTGGGACAAGTGTTACAGTCTTTCCATAAAGGTATGCAAACTTAAGGGTACGCAGGAAGTCCTCCTTAGACTCATGACGATTCAAGTGCACTTCTACAAGTGTACATAGTTCGTATGATTCCAATGGCTGCTCCGCACATGGGTTAAATCCCATCACACGATAATCCTTACCGTCTGGCGCATCCTTTAGTCGTCCATAATTACGAGCAACATCAAGCCAGATAAAACCTGGTTCTCCGTTTTCTGTAATTAAATCTACATAGTCTTCGTACTTTGTTCCTACTTCTGCTGAAATAGAATTATTAGACATCCAAGCCCAACCTGGATTCTCTGGATCAAATGAGTTACGCTCTGGGAACATCTCAGAATTCTTTAGATTCATAAATGTTTCATCTCCTGCATTACCCAAAGCAAGTGTTGCTGAGCGACGAACGTTACCTGATACCACACAGGTACCAATAAGGTTTACAAGGTCTACGATAGCACGAGAGTCTAGTGTTTCTCCGCCTCTAGAGCCGATTACACGGTCTATCTGGTCGTGCAACTTGATAAGGGGTGCAGGTCCTGATGCAACGCCTCCAAAGCCCTTAATTGGGGCTCCAAGAGGTCTGATCAAATCATAATTAAACTTCTGAATACTCTGGTTTGCTCTCAAGTAAGAATTGATGAGAAGGCGTACTGACTCTACCCAGCCTTCACGAGTGTCTGGAATTTCAAACACCTGTTCTGGTTCTGTTGGGGTATAGATTGAGAAATTCTTATCCTGTCCTACTGTATCAAACCCTACACCAATGCCAAGCATCAATGCATCCATTACCCAAGCAAACAACGCTCCTGGATCATTCTTGTCAAGGTCCTTTGTTGAAACCATTGCACAGTTTTGTAGTGCTGCAGAGTTCTTCTTTTCCATAGTCATAGGAGTTCCAAATGCCCACATACCACGACCTGGAGGAGTCCACTTTAATTCAAACATTCTTTGGAATGCTTCTTGTGCAGACTTCTGAGCCTTGTAGTCATTCCATGGCAAACGGTTTTCTTTAGCATGATTCTTCTGAACTGAATACATACCCTCGATTACACGACGACAAACTTCGTGCCAACGCTCTTTAGTTCCATCCTCCTTCATGCGAGAATAAGTACGAATAAAAGTAATTTCTCCAAGTGAATTTTCTGCTGCATCTTTGAATCCAAATGGGCTTTCTACATTTTTGTACTTTTCTACAAAATCTTCTGGAAGCCTAAAACTAAAAAAATCTGACATATGTATCGTCCTTTCAAAAACGGAATAGTGTTAAGTATAGCAGAGTTTTATGAAAAGTAAAACTCTACCTAATCTAGTACTTGAGAGTTTTGCTTTATGCGTACTTGTTACCTTTTGCCCACTCTTCTTTTTGAATGGCCTGCTCAATTCTAACTTGTTTTTCTTCTTCTTTCCACTTATCTAGTGTTGCTTGATCATATTCAATTTCTGCATAATCCCAAAAAGAAACCATTGTGTATCTAGTTCCTTCTAAAATTTCGCTTACACCATGAACATTTTCAACACCTCCAGGGAAAACATAATATGAGTATGCGTTTGGCTTAAAGGATAGATATGTTTCCCATCTATTGCTATTGGTTTCTTTGTCATAAACCTCTGCCTCTTTACAGAAGAATAATTCTCCACCTTCGTAGTCTCCATTTAAGTATAAAATTCCAACATACTTGTTGATCTCAAATGCGTTTGGCACTCCATCAAAATCTGAATTATCTGAGTGAGGAGCAGCAAATCCACCAACATCCCATTTCTGTGCATGAGATGTATTTGGCCTTACTTCTCTTTCAAAAACTAACTCTACTGCTTCCTTAAACTTTTCTCTCAGATCTTCAAAGAAGTTTCCATCTAGTCCGTGTTCAGCAAGTCCTGGATCATTTGGGGCTAAGCCCATTCCTAGGGAACCATAAAAAGCAATATCTCCCCAGTCCTCACCTTTAGACTCTACATAGGAGATCATAGACTTTGCTGTCTTTTCATCTAGGAAATCTGGAATTTCAACAATTCTATTGTGTGTTATTCCAAGAACACCTTTTGTATTTTCTTCATCCTTTATATATTTAAAGTTTGATTTATCAAGTTTATCAATTATCATTTTTTATAGTAAGCCTTTCAACATTTTTTTTCAAATACTCTTGATTCATCTTTAAGTATTCTCCCATTTGTTTTTCTACTCTTTCTGACTCCATCTTCATCCAAAGTTCTTCTCCATACTGATCTCTTTTTTCTAACCACTCTGGATTTCCTTCAAATGGCTTTTGATAAAAACATCTAATTAGATACTTGTCTTCTTTTTCAACCTGCTTAACTCCATGCAGATACTTTCCATTGTCTGATAGAAGATCTGGATGCCCTGAAGGAAAAACAAGAACATCTCCAGCAACTGGCTTATAGTCTAATATACCTTTCCCTGGAATAAGGAATGTTATATCTCCGCCCTCATAATCATCGTTTAAATACATTGTGCATGTTAATATAAACTTATTTCCTGGCCAGTCGCCCTCTAATGTTACATAGTCTGTGTGATAAACCATATCTAGTCCATCTCCACCGCCATTTCTTTCTGAGTTTTTCCAATCATACTTAGATATAGATGGTCCCATTATTACCCAGTCATCTCCAACAGACATTCCGTGAGTTTCTAGGTATGTCTGCGTGGCATAACTAAATGCGTTAGTTATTTCGTCCATGAAGGATTGCTCTTTTGCATAAACATCGTTATTTAAATTTTTATCTTTTTCTTCTGCGCCTTTGCCAATTTCCCAAACATAAGTACCGAACCTGCTCCACTGCTTCCAGTCCTTAAACAAAACCGAAGACTCTGGATCTTTTTCTGATGACTTAAATGTGTCAACCATCTCTTTGTGTTGTGGCAACAGACCTTTGTATACGTAAATGTTTGTATCAATTTCTGTAAATGTTACATTATTCATCTTTACTCTTTTCCTTATGAGAAAGAATTGTAAAGAAGAATGGGACTACGTATCTTATTCCACTTGTAATCTCTGTTACTCCGTGGATGTAGTTTAGATCCCCTGGGAAAAAGTATGCAGCGCCAGCCTTTGGCTTAAACTGAATTCCTTGGTTAGGAAAGTATAATTCTCCACCCTCATACTCGTCATTTAAATAAAACAGACCAGCAATATCGTACCAAGGGAAGTCATTTGGTTTTCCAGCATTGTCTCCTTCGTGCAACTCTTTGTCTGCATGAGGCATTTGCAGTTGTCCTGGTAGCCATCTAACAATTGCTGTACTGGTTGGCCAAGCATCTACTCCAAAAAACTCATCAACTTCAGACTTTAATCTTGCCTGTAGTTCAGTAATCATTGGATTAATCTTTACATCATTAAGGTCTAGTGTGTTTGATGTTGCAACTCTATCTTCCCAATACTTTGAGTCATAGATTACTGTTCCTTCATCATTATAATGTGTTTCTGTAACATCCCAAACTGATATATTTTTTGCTGCACTAGAAAGAAAACTAAGTTCTTCTGATGTCATGAAGTTTTCTCTTGCCTGAATCATTTCAGCACTTTTTCCAAAATAGCCAGAGGGTGTTATAGAAACTCTTTCATTTGATTGATTATTTGAATACTCTACTGTTTCCATATTTTTATTATACCACCAAATCTATTCATACTTTCTTTGTTCCCAAACCTCGTTTTTGTAAATACCGCCATCTGGTTTTCTATATATATTGGCGTTTTCTGTTGTTTGTCTAAATAGTTCCCTTGCGTCATTTTCTTCTAAAATATCAGATACCCAGTTTTCTCTTTTAAATGGTACTACCTGTGCATAAGGAGTTCCTGCAGAAATTACTCCTTCAAAGCCTTCAATAATAAAAAACGGAAGTGATCCAGGAAGGTGAACCTTGTCGTTGTCAATAATTCCGCTTGTAGTCAAAAATGGAAGTTCGTATCTGTTAAACGGTTGTGCATATAGGGCACTGTATCCTGGAGGCAACTTAACTTGCCAGTCGCATGTCCAAGCAAAATGTTTTTTATAGTGTCCTCTGGGATGTTCAAATTGTGGCATCTCTAATCTATCATGAACAAAATCTTGATACTTTGCGTTTGCAATCTTATACTGTAATCCATTTGGACCCTGGAAAAATTCAATGTCACATGGGGTATTTAGAGAATATCCAGTTGCCATTATGTCAAAAATTGCTGGACATGCTTTCCAGGTTGGAATCTTTCCACCATCTGGACCAATATCAAAATCACCATTTGGGTTTGTCTTTGCAAACCTATCAGCCTTTCTAAACCAGTCTGGTATTGTTTTAATTATAGGTTTAGGAGAAGA